ATCTTTTTTCATATAATATTTGGGATAAAAGCAAACTCTGTATATTTCATCATTGAATATGGCTCTACGACTCTTGATGTCTGCATTCATATTGGCTACTACAACTGCAAGTGCTTTCTGTTTTTCTGTGATGTTGTCCAAGTCCAATCTCATTATCCAATCATAAACAGATCCACTTCTATTGATACCATAACCTTTTAGGTTAATCATTGTTTGTTTGTCGTATTTGGTATATCTAGGCATTCAAGTAGTATTTATAGAGACACTTCGTGTCTTTATTCACTACGTGGTTTCTTCGAAACTCACTTGTTCATAAGTTTCTTTGTTTTTTCCTATTCACAAAAGGACATAGATCCATATTTCTCCCATTACGGGAGAAAAAATAGTCTTCACAAGAAGGGACACCATCCTATTGCTGGGCACTTTGAAAGGCGTGATGCTTTTTCCCTCCATATGCTACCATCTCTACATCCGGAATAACAACTATACTGCAAAGGTTCATATAGTGTTATTGTGTGTTGCTTTTTCTCAGAGCACACATTCTTTTTTATTGTATGTTGACCTAACAGAAAGAAAGTCTCTACCTCGAAAGATACTGTATTATAGTCGCCTACATTTTCACAGTCTAACTCAGTTTTAAGAGTGCATAGTATCCTATGCCCTTGTTCTCTAGTCTATATAACCGGTGACCAACCTTATGTTCTGTTTGTTAAAATATTTTGTTTAATTTGCCGTAAGTTTTGCCTGAATATTTTCTGCCTTTTGTTTTGCCTTGTTTTTCTGGATTAGTGTTAGTTGCCCAACCTATAACCTTGTCAAGTTGATAAGGACTAAGTTGTTCAACACTTTTGCCATAATATTTGTTTGCCAGTCTGTTGTATTCTGATTTGTTTTTTAGTGTTGTTAATTTTCCCATAATCAGTTTTTACTTATCTTTTTTTGTTCTGCCTAAGGAATATTTTTCGTAATGATTAAACATTGCCTGATTATAACGTTGTATGTATGCTAATACTAATGGTCTATGTTTCACAGTATCGAATCTAAATGTCGGGTCCAAATATACACGTTGTTCTATTCTAAGTTCATCTATGTCTTCATTTGTTCCGTGTTCAAATACATTAAACAGGTTATCCATCTCTTGTATTTGTGGTTTGACCACATATTCCCAATCATTTATATTCACAAAGCCTTTCTCAACAAATGATGATTGAACTCTTCTGTGTATTCTCGGTGTATGCTTACTCTACAGTCAGCATTTATCATACCTTTCTTTTTGTTTTTGAGTTTGAAGTTGGGTATGCTCACCACAATCTTTGCAAGAGGCAATTGATCCACTAATTGTTCAACAACGTCCCAATTGTTTTTGTAATTTTTGTTGTCTGCGTCTATATAAGTGTAATATTTCTTTGGTTCACCGAATTCATTCAGACCTTTAAAGTCCATTCTGCGATATTGCCCGCCATTACTTCCTTCTTGTAAAGAAGTTATATATTCTACTACTAATATCATTATAATTCTCCTTAATATTTATATGTATTAGTATTTATTCCTTTTTACGAAATTCCGGGTCAAAATAATGGTGTCAAAAAAAAGTGCTACAAAACTCGGGGTAATGTAGCACTTTACATATACTATTATTAGGAAAATTCTATTTTGGCACATATCTAAGAATGCTTTAAACGTATTATAGGCAACATTTAAAGTTTCGGTGTTATGCGATAACTAACCGAAAAGTTAGTTAAGAATTTTAATTTTTTTAAGTGAATCACCACCACACTTAATTGGAGTTAAAGTGATTTTTTGTAGTCAGGGTGCTCTGTTATTATGAATTACAATTTTGAATCCCACCGGAGAGGCTAGATTTTTGTTGAAATGTAACAGTTACAATAACTACACTTTTATTTATCTATTTTTACGATTTCTTAGAACGTTTTCTAGTTGATCTGTTGTTTTGTTTGTGAGTGCCCTTTTTTAGATGTAAAGGATGAAAACAACGCCTATTGTGACACATATGCATAATAACATCTGTCTTTTCTAATGGTTTATCATAGTATACTGCATACATCAGTCTGTGCAATAGTGTTACATTTGATTTAAAATATTGTGGATATGTTTTGCAATCTACTTGTTTGTAAGTATCTTTGTTGTGTTCCCAACAGGGTGAGTTTTTTAGGTGATTTGTGGTGCTTGTTTGCCCGTGTGTTGCAAGTTGATAGAACAGACTATATAGTGCCTGTTGTCTTTTATTTTTTTGCATACGTGACGTCTGTGTGATTCACAGACTACATTGCTCTACTGATAAGAGCACCCATTACGGTGAGTAGAGTAGTAACAACCAGTCCCAAAACCCAATATATTCTATTGTCTAATCTGTTTAGCCGATCCTCAAAATATTTTCTGTTATCTTTAACATTATCCTCTAGTCTGTGTATACAATCGTGTATATGCACCAATGACTGCTCTTGGATCTGGTCGATTTGCAATTTAAGTTCTTTTGTTGTGACTCTGTTACTACTCATCTCGATTATCTTGGCTTGTTTCTTCATATCCTATTTGTTTTCTCAAGTCTGTTAGTTCCTTTTTGTCCTGCACAATAACACAAGGAATTTCAGTATTTTGGTCGCCTTCAGTGGGATGACTCCAAAATGCGGCTAAATGCAAGTATTTGGCTTCTATCTTCTCGGTAACTGCATACAATTTTTCGATACTGGTGTCCATAGGATATTGTATAAGAAGTGCTTTGCTGTTTGTTGCACACCAACCGGCTACAAAACTGAGTTCTGTGCCTTCACTTGCTTTTACAAAGGTTATCCTATCATCCATAAAATATCGATAACTCCAAGGACAATAAGGTCTAATACTAAGAAAGTATTTTTCCCAATTTATTTCCTCTTGGTGCCTCTGTTCTTTTTCTTTTTTGATTTCATCGTCCCTCTGTTCTTACCTGGCATACTACGTCTCCTTTTTAATTTGTTTATTGACCCATCCTAATGCTCTAGGACCACCCCATAAAAGGTAGGCCCCTATTGCTTTGCTGTTTTTGGCAGTGAGTCCTCTGCCTTTAGCACTATCATAATTGCTTCTTGCTCTAATCAAATAACTACGCATTCTGATAAGTGTCTCTAAACTTAAATTGTCTCCATTTACCAACTGATTTGCTCTGGCTAGTCCTACTGCTGTGCCATAACGTCTACTTGGTGGTAAATCTTTTCTTATTTCTAGTGCCTTACGTGCGGCATTCTTCATATAATCTGGTGCTACTGGCATATTAGTGTCCTGAATTCACATACGAACTTAGTGTGTATGCGTTTGCGTTAGTGCCTCCTGTGGCATTTGTTGGTAAAACCAATACAGATGTTGCGGCATTTGGAACAAAATAAACATTTGCGGTATCACTTACTGCACCAACAAATTCATCATTACTTGAAAATGAATATGTGCTTGATGTTCCTGCTATTGGATCTATTTCAAATACATTGTCCGCATCAAACGGTGCTAGATATAAATTACCATTAGGTGCGGCTACACCTCCTATATATGCGTTATTTCCTTGTCCGTGTGTAAATGGTTCATCAACTGTGCCGGTATCAGGATCTAGTCTTAAAACTGTGCTACTGGCCCAAGGAACACCATATATTTTACCATCTGCACCTGTTAGTGCACCTTGACACAATCCTTGACCAGTGCCTTTGCCTGTTGAATAAGTTGTGCTGGTTTCATTTACAGGATCCAGTTCTAAGAAATCACCACTTTGTAAAGGTGCTAGATATATGTTGCCGTTTGGATGAACTGTGCCACTGATATATTTTGCACTACCAAATGTCGCACCAAAACTTACTGTGCTGAGTGTTGCAGGTTCTACACTACAATCTATTTTTACGCAAGTTGTTTGGTTTTGTGGTATGCAAAACACATTACCACTTTTGTCTGTAACTGCACCATTATATTTGTTTGAACCACTAAGTCCTGTTGCTATTTCTCTGCTTGTTCTGTTTACAGGATCAAACTCTAACACATTAGTTCCACTGAATGGTGCTAGATATATGTTACCATTACCACCTAATGTCCCGCCTGTGTATTCATCACTACTGATTAAACCTGTGTTAATCATTGTGCTGTTGTTTGCTGTAGGATCTATTTCAAATATGGCAGTATCACTTCTAGGGAACATATACACATTACCATTAGGTGCTAAACATCCACCTCTGTAATTATTGCCTCCACCTAGTGGATTACCAAAGTCATTTTCTACCAATGTGCCTACTGCACCACTATACAATGCTACTTCTGTATCAAATTCTGCTTCTGTGGCTTGTGTGGGCCAATCAGGATATCCTGCAGGAGGAGGAGTAGGTGCGGTTTGTTGTTCAAAGAATCCTATTTTAGCACTAAACGGCATTATGTCTCCTAGTAATAATCTTTACTCAATGTAGCATAATAATTGCTACCATCATAAACAACACTTATAACGTCTGTGTTTCCTGCGGCAGTTGTTAATGTTTTGTCACCGCCTTGATACTTAAATGTGCTGGTAAGTGCGTGACTGCCTGTGCCATCTTGTGTTACTATAATTGTGTAACTTGAACCTGTTGTGGCATTTGGTATTTGACTTATTTCAATACCGCCTGTTGCTGTAACAGTGAATATACTGCCATTTGCGGCGTTGAAACTTGCCAATGCGGCAATGTTACCACTTTGGCTACCTAAATCAATTTTTGTTTCATTAAATTGTTGGAGAACAGTGTTTCTAGGTCTTATACTGCCGTCTACAACAACATTTCTGCTAACATCTAAGTTAGCATTTAAGTCTACATTGGCACTTATGGTTGTTATACCATCTATGAACGTATTTCCACTTAATGTTGTTATACCTGTAACATTCAAACTGCTACTTAATGAAGTTGCTTGAGTGACAAAACAGTTACCACTTACTGTTAAGTTTGCATCAAATGTTTCATCAAATGTTGTTTTTGCTAAGTCACCAAACGCATACCAACCATTGTTACTGCCATCGTAAACTGGTTCTTTGTTTGCTGAACCACTACCACTGGTAGTTCTTGTTATTGGATCATACCAACCTAATCTTGTGCCATCCAAGTTGTTTGTTTTTATACCAACCACTTGGTTTGGTGTGCCATCGACGTTACCAACTGGCATATTAATTTGAACATTACTTCTAAAACTTCCTAAACTGCTTAGTGCTATTGTTCCATCACCTAAACTGTTTGTGCTATCAAGTCCACAACTTAGGTTAAGAAATTGCCTACCAAAGTTTAAAGAAGTTCCTACATACAATGCACCATCACCTATAACCAGTGACTTACCACCATAACCAATAAAACTTGGATTGTAATGACCTATTTCGCCACCGCCATTACCAGTGTCACCAACGTGAACTACACTACCAAAACTTGCACTTGGATTTGCAAAACCTAGGTTAATGTTACCCAGTATGTTTGCACTTTCTGATCCTGTATTACCATTGCTTAAAAGTCCAGTAAATGTTATGTTAGCAGGAGATAAATCACCATCATAATCTGCTATGGCTAAGTTTGCTGTGTCAGTAAAGTCTGCTGTTACGGCTTGATTACTGCCATTTCCTAAGAAGAAATTACCATTGTTAAGGTTAGGTGTTGCGGCACTACGACCTGCACCATATACTTCACCTTTACCACTTACTGCTACATCAGTTACTACACCCAAGTTCTGTATAAAGTTTGCTTCACCACTTGGTGCAACATTGGCATAACCACCACCTACAGCAACAAATATGGTGTCACCTACAGTGAATGAACTTGTGTCTACACCTGAAATTAAACCACTCAAAATACCTCTACCTGTATCACCTGTGCTGGTCAATTCTTCATTTGCTATAAAGTGTGCCGGCATTAAGACACTATTACCTGCATCTGCTAATACTACTTCTACTTCACCACCTACACTTGTGCCTGTTGCGTGAACAGGATATCCTTTAGGAATAGTGACTGTGTCAGCATTTTTAATTGTTATTTCAATTGTTTCTGCCCTTACACTTGTTAAATCACTACCATCACCTGTAAATGTTACGGCAGTTATGTCATTGGCATCAATGTTAGCCGCACTATAACCATTTTCCAAGAAGTTTTGAACATCGGCGTTTGCATAAGTTCCTGTTATAGCAACATTACTTACACCTGTGATTCTACCCTGTTGATCCACTGTGAATTGTGGGACATTTGCGGCATCACCATATGTTTTAGGTGTAACTGCTGTGTCATCTAAATCAATACTACCTGCTGTATATGTTATACCTGTGCCACCTGATAAATGTGCATCTACTCTAGCATCTGTGTAATAAAGATTAGTTCCTTCTGCAACATCACTAGTGCTGGTTGCTAAATTGTAAAATGTGCTACCATCATTTGTGAATGTCCACTTGTCTGTGTCTTCATTCCATTTAATTTCTGTGCTGGTAGTTTGCGGTCTGTTTGCAATAATTTGCACATTGCTATCTGTTGCCGCATTGGCATTTAGAGTTATCTTTTGGTCTGTCACATATAAGTCTGTGACATTTTCATAATCTATATTGCCTGTTGCAATAATATTTCCTTGAACATTTAGATTACCGCCTACTGTTAAAGGATTTTGTGATATATGAGTTATAACTTGTGCATTTGTTAAACCACTACCTGCGTCTTCCCAAGTAACTACACCACTACCATTTGTGGTTAAAACTTGGTCAACACTACCATCTGTGTTAGGAAGTGTGAATGCGTTGTTTAGTGTTAAACTGCCTGTTGCGGTTAGTTTTAGAATACCATTACCACTGTTAGATCCTTCTGTGGTTTTGAATATGGTAAATTGATTTGTGCCAGCATTATCATCATCGATTATGATATTAACATTACTTTTACCTTGTATAGTAACAGCATTTGCTTGGCTGCCACTGTTATCATCTAAACTGATTAAATTTCTTTTGTCTGGATCTGTTGTTGCTATTACGGCTCGTTGCACACTTGCTTCGGCTCTTAACATTTCTATATCAGTAGTAGCACCATTTGTTCTTGTGGTGTTTAAACTACCAGTTTGTATTTCACCTTGTGCAACTGCACTTATGCCTGTGTTGCTCATAGTGATATCTTCAAAAGCACCTTGGTCAACTTCTAAAACACTTTTTGCACCAGTCATATTCATTCTGGCTCTAGGTGTTTGTCCAGTTATTTGTCCAAAGTCTACTACACCATTTGCTCTAACTCTAAATAAGTTTTCTGCAGAGCCACTTGTAGCACTTACATTACTACCTCTTACACGTCTAACAGTAAAACCTGCTGTTTCACTGTTTGCACCTTCCCAATCTGTTGCAACTGTGAGACCACCATTGTGTCCCAATATCATACCATCCCAGTTATCACCTGTTACACTACTGCTGTATGGTGCTTGGTTAAAGTCTATAAAACTGTTTGCTTTTGTGGTATAACTGTCTGGATCTGTGCCACTTGCAACTCTCATCCACATACCATTTCTTGGTGTTCCGCCACTGACCATACCTGCTGGTGTAGGTGCTAACTTGGCATTTAATTGTAAATGTGTTGATGCACCAAAGTTACCTTGTGTTAAGATTATATCACCGTCTTTTCTCAGTCTTAATCTTGCTTGATTGCCGTCTGCATTGTTACCCCATAGTGTAACATTACCTTGCTCGTCTACTTGAAATAATTGGTCAGACGCACCTGTAGTTTCTCCATTTGCAAATATTTTGAAAACTTCTGTTGTGCTGTTGTCATTTTTATCTATAAAATTGTATATGCTGTCGCCGGCTTTGATATCGACATCTGTGCTACTGTTTAGTCCTGTGATATCAGTTATACCGATTGCACCTGTGCTACTGTTATATGTTATAGGTGATGTAGCACTCAATTGACCTCTTATGTCTGCACTGCTTGGTCCTGTGTATGTGAATACACCTGTGCCACTGTTGTAACCAAAACTACCAAATCCGCCTGCGTCTGTGGCATTTACACTGCTTCTAGCCAAACTTTCACTGAAGTATAAATTACTAGATCCTTGTGTTAAATCGTCTGTGGTTTGAGTTGTAAACCAAGTGTTTGCATTTGTGTTAGTGAAGTATAAATTTGTGCTACCTTGTGCTAGATCGTCTGTATCTTTACTGCTAAGGTCTAGGTTTGCGCCAGTTTGAGCATCTACTCTTGCATCTGCTCTAGCATTTGTGTAGTATAAGTTAGTTGAACCTTCTGGTAAAGCATCTGTGTTTACAGTTGCACCTGTTGTTGTAAAGTATTTGTTAGTTGTGCCTTCTGTTAAGTCATCAGTTGTTTTACCTGTGAACAATGCGGCACTGTCTATACCTATAACACCAGTTGAACTGTTGTATTGTATTGGTGAAGTGTTACTTAAATGTGCTCTTACTTCTGCGGCACTTGGTCCTGTGTAAGTGAATATACCTGTTGTATTAGCATATGTTAAACTGCCATCGCCACCTGCGTCAGTTACACTTAATACACTTCTTACTGATTCTACGTTTGCCAGTGCGGCAACTTGACTTACTGTTACTGTTGAACTTGTAGAACTTACATTAACAGTATTATTACTTTTGTTTACAGTAATTGAAGGATTACTGCTTGTTATTGTTACATTAGCCATTTAGTTCTCCTACGATGTTGGTATTGCTGTGAAACCGGCATCTAATGTTGGATTACCAATGGTAACATCTGGTTCATATCTCTCTAATATTGCCCATCTATGGCTGTCTGTTTGAGTTGGAGTTATTGTGCTGTCTGTCCATTTCACACTAACAACTGTTACTGGCACATTAGTTCTTGCATCTGGTATAATATTACCAGTGTATCTTTGTGCTGGGATAGTTATATCAACTGTGCCATTTGCGGCACTAACAACATTAATATTACCTGCACCAAAGTCTACATTGGCAAAACTGCCTAAAACTGTGGAATCTGTAAAATTTGGGTCACCGGTTACACGGTCATATGCAATAGTATCTATTACTATTGTTTGGGCACTTAATTCGAAACTATAGTTAGTAATATCTACACCATAGTCATATCTAAATGTTTTTTGTTTGGATGGAACCATTTCTTCTACAATTACGTTGTCCATTCCACCAACGTAACTCTTAAAATCTAATACTCTACCTGACATATTTCACTCCTGAGGGAATTTCCTTGCAAACTGAGGTCTACAAGGCTTATTTTGTTATATTTATCTTAACTTGGCTGACTGGGCCAGGTTATGTCTTCTACTGTGGCCCAATTGTCTGCATTTGTGGGCATATCTCTCAATGCTTGTCTGTATGTGGCCCATTCTGCCTTCTTACTGGCACTTAATGGTGAATCTGTTGTTTGTGTCCAGTCACTGAGTTTTAGTAATGTTAATCTTTGTTGTCTCACATATTGTGGTATGTTTATAACTTTTTCTGGTTTTGCTTCTATAAAATGCGGTGTTACTGACACGTTCATTTGCACTTTGTTTACATCTGCAACTGTGCCTGGCATAAATGCAATGCCTGGATTGTTGTCTAGCATTTTTTGTTTGCTGGTATCAGTTAACCTCAACACACTTTCTATAAAACCAGTGTCTGTGTGATATAGAATATAATTACTCATTAGAATACGTCTCCTTTGGTTATTCTCAACATATCATATCTTATACTGTTAAATCCTCTATCACCACTTACATCATCTAATGTGTTAAATCCTTCCATTACCACATTACCACTTACTGGATTTGGGCCAACAACAATCTTTTTGTTTGCTTCTATCACACTGGGTGGATTTGTTACATTCAATACACTGAGACCAAACTCTTCTTTTTGCACAAATCCATTTGCATATTGTATTTGCACATTTGAAATAACACTAAAACTGGCAGGATTTGCGTTTCCGGCTCCTATAGGTGTTGCACCACTTATAAATGAATAGTCACCTGGTTCTAATCCGCCACCTGCTGTGAAGTCTAATTCTCTTCTGGTAAACAAATTGGTATATGTTGTGGTGTTACCCAAGTTTAATTTGTTTGCCGGTTTGTCTTCTACTTGTCCACCCGGACTTAAAGGTCCAAAATGAAATCTATTAAGTTGATTACCAAACTTTTCGACGTTAATATTTAAATTACCATAACCACCTTCCAGTGCAATTGGTAAAGGAAAACTTCCTGGTGGGTATATAGGTATTCTAGGTTGATCTATGTTTGCTCTAGGCAAGTCTAATTGTGCATTAACTGGCATTGTGTAAATGTTATCGTCATATTCTAAACCAGTCATTTCAACACCAATCATACCTTGTGCTGTTTCTACTTCTTTGGTTCGCATAATTTTGAACAGTTTGTTGTTGAAACCATACAAGTCATTATCTACTTTCACAATATCACCTATATCTGTTTGCATACCACTATAATCTGTGCTAAACTGAATAACTGTTGCTAATCGACTTTGTTGAAGGTCAACATTTGCTAATCTTTCTGCTCTTATCTTGTCATTGATTAAATCAATGTTGTATTTTAATACATTGTCTGGTTCATTTGCGTTTCTGTCGCCTGCTGGTGTTTCTATAAGCACCGTGTTCATTAGGTCTTTTCTGTTGTCATCTGCAAACTCTACTTCTACTGCGTTATACATACTGAACAATTCTGTTGAACTTATGTCTAACTTACCTACCATATTGCTATCATTGTATACCAGTGCATTGGCTTGTTCTGCGGCTGTGTATGCTCTGTTAGGTATTGCTTTGAATTTGCCTTGTTTACCGTCATATGCAAAGTATGTTCCGCCTGCTTGACATATTCTATCTATGTTTGTTCTAGTATCTGCAAAGGTTGTTAATACACCATTTATTTCATAACGTGCATTTTGTTGTGTGCTACCACCTGCATCTTTGTAATCGATAAGTTCATCACAAAAACCTCGCATTGCTGTATTGGCTGTGCCCACTATACTGTTTGTATCAATCAGTGTGTTGCTGAATCCTACACCATACCTATCATTGTTCAAATAATCTTGTAGCACCAAACCTGGATTCTTAAGACTGTTGGTCATTTCAAATGTTATGGGTGGTAAACCTGTTAGTCCGTTTTCTGGTGAATAATCAATTTGCACTACTGCATACACCAAATTGTTTGCTGTATGTGTTGCTGGTGCCCAATGTGCCACCAAACTGGTTGCTGGTGTAGTTGAGCCTGTGCCACTAGTTGGAAATATAACATCACTTCCTGTTGATCCACCTTGATAAACATTAACTCTCACATTACCGGCGTAAGTTGTTGCACTTGTTCCGTTAGGATCAAAGTGACTGGTAACACTATTACCACTGAAAACAAGTCTAGCATCGTTTAGAAAAACATTTGAAACTGTAAAACTACCTGTATCTGTTTCTTCACTGAGTGCAATACAGTAAGTCATTGTTTCGTTTTGATTACTGATTGCGGCATCGAATATGGGCCCACTGGTAAATGCTTTACCATACAACACTGGTATTTTGTTTGCTGTGTCTGGTGCTAGGGTTATTCTTACACCTGGATCGTTTGCTTCACCGGCACTGGGTGCCTTAAACATACCTGTTGCTCTGGCAGTTGCTGTGGCTAAACCTGCGGCAACTACACCTACAACAACATCAAACAATAATGTTGATCCAAGAATAGTTCCTGCTGTTGCTACTGCACCTACTATTGCTGTTGCTATTGCTGAAAATACTGCCATTATGCGGCTCCTCTAACAAAGTTAGTTTCTATTGGTGTCCATCCTCTTTTTTGCATATTCAAATGGTCTCCCATACCTAATGTTGTTATTGTGTATGCACTTATGACACGTTCTTCTACCAGTCGGTCTCCTACACCTACATACTCTTTTAATAATTTTGCACCGGCACTTGATCCTCTGTGTTCTGGATCTACCCACCAAGCAATCTCTCTCATTGACTTTACTTCCGGCAACCACATATCACCTTGTATCATTGCCAACAGCATTCCTACTATTTTGCCTTCTGCTTCTGCAACTAAGGCTACTCCTGCCTTTCTTATGCTGTCGATTACTCTGTTTGCATACACATCATTGTGTTTTGGTTGTTGCAATCCTGAGAATGGATTTGCATTTGCAAAGTCAATCATAAAACCTTTTATTGCTTCATAATCTTTAAATTCTGCTCTTCTAACTATCATTATCTTTCATCTACTATACGTTGTCTGTCACGGCCACCACCGCCTCCGCCTCCGCCGCCTCCACGGCCTCGGCCTCCACCACCGCCATAATTACCACCACTCTTGAACTCTTTACCAAAGTCAAAGTGTAAGTTTTGTAAGTCTGGTATTCTGTCGAATATTTGGTCGTTGGGGAATAAACGTTTTCTGTCTTCTGGATTAGTTAATTGTCCTTTTATTTTATTTTGTAACAATTGATTCAAACTTGCAACTGTTATTGTGACACTATTAGTGTTTTGTTTTGCTAATATATCTACTTGTTCTGTGATTGCAAAGTTTACAATTATACCACTATAACGTGTAAACACTTGACTGGTATCCAGTTCAAGGTCATTTTTATCCATAAAGCCACGTCTAACAATTACTTCACCGCCTTTTATTTTGCTGGTAAGTATTATGTTCATATAGTCTGCATCACTGGGTATACCACTAAGGCTTATTGCTAAGTCTCCATTAGTAGTTTTTATATCATCGGTGATTGCATCCATACTTAAGAAACTGCCTAACTCTGTGTAAGTATTACTGTTGTATGTGACTGGTTTATAAGCATTGCTTATATAATATGTGGTATTATCTAATGTTAAGTCTATAAGCACAACACTAACAATGTGGTCTTGTTGAACTGCTGTTATAGTAGTAGCCATTAGTCTGTGATAACCTCCATTAATTCAAAGTCGCCACTAAATTGCACTCTATCGTGTGGCACTATACTGTATGTGGGCATCGATAATGCTTTGACTTGAAAGTTTACAGCATTACCTACTCTTAACCCACCGGTTGTTATGCTGGTTCCTGTTTGTGTTAGCACACCTCTATGCACAGGTATAGTCAAGTCTGAACTAGGACTAAATGTTACATCTGATGTTACCTGATAAGGGTATCTGTAAGTGCTTGTGTTGCCCAGTGGCTGTATGTAATCTCCTGCTTTGAACAATATACCACTTGGCGATCCTGTTACGCCTGTGGTGTCTATGTGAATGTTAGCACCATCTGTTCCTGTGCCTGTTGTGCAAACTATCTGGTCCAAATTTGCCTGTGTTAAATCACCTTGATATGCTGTGACATAATTCATACCAGTATTATTGTTTAGACTTATATTGGCTTCATTGATTACATCCATAGTGTCTAAACTTTCTAATAAACTTCTGTTGGTGCTGTAAGTTAGTCCGGCGTGCATACCCACAGTAAATTGGTATACTCCTACACCTCTGTCTGCTGTTTTGATATGTCCACTTCTACTCACACTACTTGCGGCTACTTTACGTTTGTTTACTGTGACAAACGTTGCGTTATCTATAATTGTTTGTATACTCATTATTGAGGTGTCCTCCTTGCGCCTGCTCTACTCACGTTGTATATAAATTCTGGATCTTGTGCTACCAGTTGTTTGAAACTGGCGGCATCCACGGCGTTTATGTTGTAATTTACGGTTGTGCCACCCATTGCTTGTCCGTTTGGAATAACGTGACCACTTTGACTGCCCATTCTAAGCAACTCAGGTCCATCTTCCCCAACCACGTATGTTCCGCCAGCACTTACTGGTCCACCATTACGTCTTCCTGGAATAAATGATCCGCCCGTAGCAAATGATCCTTGTATACCAAATGCACCAAATATACTTGTTAATATTGGTTGTATAACTTGCAAACGTATAATGTCTGCAATTATTTGAGTTACCATAGTTTTAAAGAAGTTTTTAAAGGCGTCTCCTGCCTTTTGTCCTTCTAAGAATGCTGTTGCCAAGTCTTCACTTAAGGATTTTTGTGCTGTGCCTAATGTGTCAATAAAATTGTTTAAGCCTTCATTTTGACCGAACAATTCATCCAGTTCACGTTTTGTGTTTATGTAAGTATCTATACCTATTTCGCCTTGTTCGAATATTGAATTCAAACTCAACATAAATGCTTTAAATTCTTCTGGATTTGTGCCTTTGCTAAGATCCATTGCATCTTTGAGTTTCTCAAATGCTGTTCTAGTGTCTTCTATGGTGTCCGAGGCTGCCTTAGGTATTTTGGTAGCATCTGTAATGGCTTCGCCTGTTTTTTTAGCACGTTTAATTTGTTCAGCATCCATAGTTACACTATCAAAGAATTTTTTAGCCGCCTCTGCTTTGTCAAAATCTATAATACCATCTAGACTTTCACCTATACTGACACCTAGACTTTTTAAAGCATTACCTATAGCCGCATACGCACCATCTAACAATCCGCCCAGTGTAACAATTTCGACAAAGGCGTTTTTTGCGGCTTCTAATACATCAAGTAAATATGCACCGCCGATCACAGCATTCTGAAATCCTTCTACAACATTTTTACCTATAGTTTTTGCTGTTGCATATGCGGCATCTCCACTCTCGTCAAATACTGAAACTAGTTCTCTTAATGTTGCTGTAAAGAATGGCAATGTTTCTTCACCCATTGCCGCCTGAAATAATGTTATTCTGTCGCCTGCTTGACTTACAGCACCTGTAAACGTTTGACTTAAGGTTTGTGCGGCACCTTTTATGGACTCACCATATTCTTCCAATTTCTTTCTGGTTTCGTCAATGCTGTAACTTACACCTGCTTGGAATCCTGCCGCGGATAAAACACCTCTTTCTCTAAATATATCTGCCGCACCAGCACCTGCACTAAAGGCTCTTTGCAACGAACTTGCGGCTTCTGTAAATCCAATACCAAATTGGGCACTGATATCTGCGGCTAAATTAATATTTTTTCTTAAACCACCTAGGTCATCTGATATGGTGGACAACACAGGCGCCGATCCGGCTAGTTCATCAAAAGCAATGGGTAATTTAGTTGCTTCGTCTTTTACCAAACTTAAAGCATACGCACCTGCTTCTGCACTACCTGTAATGTTTGTTAATGTTGTTTCGATATCTTGGAATCTTGCGGCTGTTGATATACTGCCGGCTAACTGTCTAAAACCTAATGTTATACCTGCTACAGCACCGGCTACTATCGCGGCAATACCGGCAAATTTAAGTAATCTAGCACCGCCTTTAGCAAACCCTTGATTAGCCTTTGTTTGACCTTTTTCTAATTCAATTTGTTCTTGAGTTAGGTTTTTTGCGGCTGTGGATACTTTTCGTTGAACATTATATAACTCTCTTCCCTTTTTTACATTATCTTTTGTTTCAATTGTGCCTTCAATTAACGAATCTCTAAGTCTTTTAAATTGGTTTGCGGTTTTTTGGACTTGGTCAACTAAATTTCTGCTTAACCTAACTTGTGCACCTTGTTGACCTGTTGTAGCAACTGTTGCCGCACCAACAGCCGCAATGGCTGTTGTAAGTCCACCCATACCTTGTTGGCCACTTAATCCTCTGGCACTACCGCCGGTTTGCTTTAGATTACGTTGTAATTTGTCTAGATTTCTGTTAGCACGTTTAATACCACTAACAAAATCTCTATCATTCAGTTTGAGTGTTACTTCTATTTTCTTAGCCATTATCTTGTTAACCTTCTAATTTCTTTATCTACCAATTTGTCTATATGATCGATAGTAGGTTCTGTGAAACCTTTGGGTGCTTGTTGACTCCACCCTTCGTCTAATCTTCCGGCATAAGGATAACCACTTTTTATAGTGTCGCCTCTTAACACAGTTTTATTTCTAGCATTACCACTTCTAATGGGTGTTTCTTTTTTAAGAAACTTGTATGCTGGTTTTATAACGTCGCGAGGTAAGTCTTCTAGGTCTTCGAACATTTTTCTTACTTCTTTCATTGATGTTGTTAGTGTTATCATTTTTTACCGTAATATTTTTCTTTTAAACTTTCTAGTTTGTCTTTGCCAACTTCTCTGGTCAGCATATCTTGACTTAGTTGTTGTTTGTTTGCTTTGGCATTTTGAATAATTTCATAATTTACCGCAACATCAAATATCATCAAATCAAGTGTATCGCCGGTTTCTAACAATGTGCTGGGCAAAACACCGTAACGTTTTGCAACACTATCTAACATCAATAACAGATTGGTTTCAGAACTCTCATCAATTGGATGAGATGTTACTTTCCCAGATTGTCACCAATTAATTTCATTGCTTCAGTCATTACATCAACAGGAAGAACGTGGTCATCACTCATAACTGGTGTGCCATCTTCTTTGAGTATAATTTGTGTAAGTAATGTAAAGTAAGTTTCCATATCATCAGTGCTGGCGTTTGCCATTTTACTGAATACATCTAATGGTTGTCTGTCATACATATAAAATTCTAATTCTTCACCATACTTTTTCACTATGGCTTCATCATTTATTGTTAATTTTATAAGTTTGGGTTTTATTGCTAGGTCGGCTAGTTTCATATCTCTGTTTCCTCTATATCTCTATTTTTTATATTGTGTAAGGCACTTAAACAAAATGCCATACGTTTGTGTGCTTTGGCTATATCAGCCTCTGCACAATTAAGTTCATTCTTTGCTTTTGCTATCTCCATCTCCATACTCTTCAGTATGTCCTTGATGGTGTGATTGTTCCATATCTGCATAACTATTTACCTCTTTTTTAGGTTTGTGTTCTTTCTTCTCTTTGGCATCTGGTAATTTGATACCGTGCATATCTGCATATTGTTCTAATGGGTATGATCCTTCTTTCATACGAACCATTCTGTCTTTGGGTCCACAGTATTTTCCGTCTTTGTCATACCATCTTAAAATTTTTGCTACTTTCATAAGTTCTCTCTTTATAAAGTGCAACTCCCCCGCAGAAGGGGGGAGTTACTAAGTCTAAATGTTAGACTGTATCTTTTGTAAGTTCACCGTTTACAATTATTGTTCCCGGGGAAAGCCAGACTGCTTGGTCAATTGATGCTGTTGGCGCCAATCCTCCAATAAATCCTTTACCCTTGATGTAGTTGTCTGTGCTTGTATCACCTTCAAATGCAACACTGAAGAAAATTTCAGTCTTGTTAATTGAAGTAGTCAATAGTCCTAGTTCTGCTACACTATTAGTTGTAAGTGCGGCGTTACCAAAGAATACATCGTCATCTACTAACATATTGAATGAAATTTCATTCTCATTTGTAGTTGTGAATGCACTACTTGAACCACTATCTAGGGTGCTGTATCTGACTGTGCCGGGTGCGGCTGAGACAGTTACATCTTGGACTAATGGGACAACCAAACCGCCAACGGCTGCTGGAGCCGCCAATACTTCTGTGTTACCCAAGGTCAATATTGCTTGTGAACCTGCTGTTACGTTAATTACGCTCATTGGTTATCTCCTATTTTATATTGCAATGAATCTATACTCGAAAGTATAGACGATTTTGTCATCGACAAAATCTGTTGTTAAATCAACTTCACGAATAAATTGATTATTATCCGTTAGTTGTGTCCTTTCGGACTGTATCAAATTAATGATACTTGCGATGTCTGTAAGACTATTTTTAGCATCTACACATAGATAAGCATTGATGACAGTTTCAGTTTGACTAACATCTCCTCGATCCAATGTGTTGTATACTTCTGTGATGTCAACTTGTTGTTCGTCTAGATACACTTTCTTCATATTTTTTTGATATAAAGGTATATCTCCACTAACAAACGGTAGTTCTGTGCTAACACTTACACTACTGCCTGCTAATCTAGTGGTCAAACCAGTAATTAAATCATCACGTATTGCCATTATCTAACTCTTACCACATTTGATTTGCCACGAGTCCTTCGACTTCTGCTGAATCTAATGAATTTCTCATTGTCTTCAACAGTGGCATCGCCGTCTTGTGAATACCAATCCCACATACTGGTAAGTTCTGTGAATAAATTCTCGAACTTATTTTCGTAATAAGTGATTTTCTGCACTTCTGGCGATTCTGGATTACCGAAGTCTGCTACTTTGGGTAGCAAGTATTCCTTTAATGTGTAATAACTACACATATCGGTAAAATCTGCCTTTCTACTTTTTATGTTGTTAGGCACAAATGCTGGAATAGTTCCTGAAGTTAGACCTACACCCATATAGTTGAGATATTCTCGCCAATTTGCACTGGCACGAATCTTTTCGTTGATACGTGCTGTGCTTTTGGTTGTTAAATCCTCAATGTAGTTGTCTAGACTACCGGGTGTATCTGGCACATTAGTGAAGTCAAACTCATTTGCTTCGAATAAACGTTGATCTTTGTCTCTGACATCTAATGCTTCAGCATATGCTAAAACATTACCGCCTCCGTCTACTATAAATGCCATAATATACTCCTTACTTCCTGCTTAACTTAATGCAATACCTGTAGGGATATTGTTAGAACGTGCAAATCTTAAACCTATTGCTTGAGTAATCAAACTCTGTAGCAATGCGTCGTTTGCCAAGTCCTGTGCAACTGATCCAATTGAACCACTACTTGCACCAATACCGTTTAGTTCTTTTGCAAGATCTAATTCTTGTGCTGGTGAAATAACTGCATAATAGAATCCAGTTAAATCAGTAGGGGCATTAACACCTCTTAGGTTTGCAACTGAAGTTGAGAAATGGTCTAGAGTGGCTACGTTAGCACCTCCACCAATTCCACTTTGTGAAGCAACTGCTCTAATGAACTGTCCACTTGCACCGTTTTGTCCAATTTGAGCAAAACCGTTTCTTACTGTTGCAACCATATCGTGGTTGTCATTTTGGATGTCGTTAAACATTTTTACTGTTGGTTCTCTTTTTACAGCATAACCAAGTGCTTCTGGTGACATAACTACTGCAATGTCACAAGTTCCTGACATCTGACCTGCTAGTTTACCATCGTTAGTTACGTTGATTACGCCTAAGTTTGCTAAGGCAGAACCTGAACCACTTAATGCAATGTTGAAACCTGATTGGTCTGTTGCTTGTGCAATACTTCTAGAAAGTCTAGTTAATACTGCGTTTCTTACCACATCAAAACCACCATCTTCTAGTGATTCTTCTGAGATTGTTGTTCCTGCTGACTTTTTGCTTACTGATAAACTTACTGAATCTGTTTCGAAATTAAATCCGTTGTTGATTAAGTCTGTGTTTTCACCAAGTGCAACGTTTCCTGCAGGCCAGGCGTTGGTTCTAGGAATCTTCATCGTGTTACCGACGGCTCCTGTTAAATTATAGTTATTAACGATTAACTGAGGGTTAGGTAATAAAACCGCATTATCATAATATGCGATCAAATCTGCAACCACGTCAGAATAAAGGTCGTTAATGTTACTGCTTTGTGTTGGCATTATTTTTCTCCTTTTTTAATGACTTGAAAGAATCAGCCTCTGCCCATTCTCTCTATTTGTTTTTTTACCATTGAATCTGTGATTTGATCTCTTTTCAATGATTTGTTTGTGTCTCTAACACTGATGTATGCGGCTCTATAAACTGGATCTGATTTAACTTTTGTTTCATCATACAGTTTATTGTTATTCGCACTCACCTTTTTGTCAGAGTCAAATGTGTCAACGCCTTTCTTTGCAAATGGTAAACCTAACGTTTTACCAACCAATTGTATTGCTTGGTTATAGTCTGGCTTCTCTCCTGATTCATCAGTTAAGAAATCATTACCACTTTTGATATAGAACTGTTCATTCTCAATGTGCAACATATCTCTGGCTTTCATCAAATCAACTACTGCTGATTTTTGGTCTGCATTCCAACTGCTGGGCATATTGTTTTGCAAATTGCCGATATGTTCCTTTAAAGCATAATCTGTTTTCAAACTGGCTAATTCAGCCTTAAGTTCTTCCACAGTTTGCTCTTTCTTCTTGACTGCATCTTGTAATGCTCCTACATTCAAACTACCTTCTTCTGTTGAAGTTTGTAGTTGACTTACGACTGTTTTAACTTGGTCAAAACTGTCTACTTCTAGGTCACTTAACAATTTGCTTTCAAGGTCTCTTTGAGCATTCTTGGCAATGTTGTTTGTTTCAGTTCTAGAGTAAACTCTAACACCATCCACATACATTTTGCCATCTTTGTTCTCTACCTTAGGTGTTTTTGACACACTTTCAGATTTTGCATCATCTACATTTGTAGTTTCCGCGGTTTCAGTATCTGTAACTGGTTGCACATTTTCCCCTGCAATTGGGGTTCCTACTATAAGTTCCTCACTCATATCAATTTCTCCTTTTTATCGATGAAGTAATCGTTAATCAAAATAATTATAGACTATTGTTAGATGAAGTGCCCTTCATCAATTGCTCCAGTCTAAGGCGTATTTTGTCACGCATATCTTCTTTGAATCCAGTGTCTTCTTCATAATCAACACCTGGATTCTGTTGTTCTAATGTTGATTCATATTCACTGTGGCTACTGAATGGCATATAAACAGTTGTGCCATTTTCTGTATGACTGTGACTGCCTGTGCCTCCTAACTCAATTGCCCTTTGTTCTGCTTGTTGTTGTGTGGGGAATGTTTCTGCTTTAAACTTGGTTGTTCCTGCAAAAACTTCCTCGTATTTGGTTAACACATTCATCATAGTGTTAATTTCTGCTAATTCGTGTTCTAATGCACGTTTGTTGTATTGTCGATTGTAACTGATGCCAAAGTCTTCTGGCATAGTCATATTGGTCCAATCAAACCATATTTTCCACAGTTTGTATTCTGTGTTTTCCATATTTGTTGCTTTGCGTCTAATCAATGCGGCAAGTTTATCATCATAAACTTCTATCTGTTCGCCACTCTTTGCACTTTTGATTAGTTCTTCACTTCTCAACAATGCTATTTGGCTTAGTTTTTGTATTTTGCTGTCTACCAGTTTGCTGATACTGTCTATAGCATTGGTAGTTGGTGAGGCAAATTCATACACATAACTTGGTTCACCTTGTAAACTGCTTTGCACTCTTACTACTGAT